CGCGTCCTGCTCGGCCTGCATCTGCTTCGCCTGCGAGATGGCCCGGAGGTTCTCGCGGCGTGCCAGCATCTTGCGGCGGAGGTTGGAGAGTCCGTCAGAAGACAACTGGCGACCGCTCGGGCCGCTATCGTTCTGCAATGGACCCGACTGCAACAGACCAGACCCTGACCCGTCGCCTGCTTGCAATGGCTGACCGCCATCAAGAGACTGACCAGCAGAAACTTGAGCGAGAGCTGCGGATGTTCCAAAACCTTCAGGTGATCCCAGAGATTCCGCCGATGCGTCCAAGCCCGATTCTTCAACTCCGGGCAACGGCGGGGCTACCTGTCCCGTCGCCCCTGGCATGACGCTCGGGTCCGCCTTCTCCGCCGCGACCTGCTCCTGCGGTGCAAGCTCGTCCCAGAGCCGTTCGGTGTACGCTGCATTCTTCTCGGCGTCGGCCTGCGCCTGCCGCTCCCAATCGCCCGCCAGATCGGCCATCAGCGGAACAGACCGTTCGTCTGCCACATCTCCGGGCTGAGTGCCAACCTGTTCCCCTTGCGGTCCCACCATTCCCGGTACGCTCGGCGCCATGCCTCGTACCTGCTGCTGCTGAGCCGCGGAGCTTTCCACTCCACTTGGGGCACGTCCGACAGGACCACCACGCGCCACGTTCCGGCCTTGAGCGGGATCACCATTGCGTCCATCGGGGCTCGCTCCTTTTGCCATGAATGACGCAAAGCCTTCGCCAGCGGGGCCAAGGATCGCGCCGCCCGCCGCGGCGAGTGCAATCTGCTGCTTCCAGTTCTCAAATGCCGCGGGATCGTCTTCGGCAAGGTACTGGGCCACCATCTGCCCGACCTGCTCCGTTGCTTCCTGTGAACCTTCCGCCGCCGCCGCGACCAGCAGCCGCGAGGCCAGACGGTCACCCATGAACCGGGCCGCAATCTTGCTCACCGCATTTGGGGCCACCTTGCCCAGATACGCACCCATTGGCACCACGCTGGTGAGTGCTGACACCGCGCCGGACATGATGCCCTGTGTGCCCGCGATGTTTGCCGCCTGCTCCGGGCTCGCCGCCTGTGTGGCCATCGTGCGGTCGTAGGCGTCCGCGAACTGCCCGCCGCCCTGCTGAGCACCAGCCGACAACGCACCGGCACCAAGAGCCAACGCCGGGCCTGCGCCTGCGGTTGCCAGGCCGACGCCAATCGAGCCAGCCATACCGGGAACCGATTCCATGAGTTGCCCGCCGAACGTCTGGGGCTCGGGCAGTTCGTTGAGCTGGCCCGCAATCAATCCGCCGCCGTCGGTGCCGGCACGAACCAGACCACGCCCGAGTTGTCCGGGAAGGAAGTTGCCAACCGTCGCCATCGCTCCGCCCGCCTGACGCTCCATGACGGGAACGCCGCGGGCGAGTCCCAGCATCAGATCGCCGCCGGGGTAGTTGAACTGCTCGCGTGCAATCTGGTCCTGCTGGGCAAGCAGTTGCGGATCTACGCCAGCCGGTGCCATTCCGGGCATACCAGTCGCTCGAACGGGGGCCGCCTGCTGCTGACGCGGGAAATAGGCATTCAGGCCCTGCTGTGGGGCCGCCGCCTGTGCCACGGGTGCGGGCTCCTGCTGGGCCGTACCACCCAACGCCGCACGCCGCGCGGCAATGCGATCACGCAGCGAGGGTTCTGGGGCCGCTCCCGCTGTCTGTGCCAACGCCGCACGGCGTGCTTCGATGCGGTCACGCAGGGTCTGGGTCGTTCCTACTTGGCTCATGTATCACCTCTGGGCGTCGATCGCTTCAATCTCTTCGGTCGTCATGCCGCGGGCCAGCATCTCGTCAATCTCGGCGTCTGTCAGTTTGCCGGGGCCGGTTGCTGCTGCTGGGGCCTGCTCTGGTGCCTGCGGTGCCGCGGACGAGGTGTAGAACTCCATCAGGTTCCGCTGTGCCATGTTCGCCGCCGCTTCCGCCCGTTGCAATGCCGCGGAAAGATCGTCGTGCTTCTTGTCGTCCGGGTTGTCGCGGAGCGTCTTCTGTGCCTCTGCCCGGCGATCGTCGGCAGTCCTGAACGCGAGGTTCAGGGCCTTCTCTGTGGCCGGGTCCATCTTGCGTTTCTGGCCCGTCACCGCGACCGGGGGCAGGTCTTCGGAGCGTCCGGTCATCACTTCGCGTTCCATCGCCGCCCGCATGATGGATGGGTTGCCGTTGGGGTACAACCGCCGCACCTGGTCAAACCGTGCGTCTACCGCGGCCTTGAATCCTGCCGGGTCCACGTTGGGGTCGATGCGTCCGCTGGACTTGCCCGGCGCGTACCGCCCGAGCCCGTTGGCCTGCTCAATCTTCGCCCGTGCCACCGAGTCCAGCGTGTTGCCGTCCACCGCCTGCACCATCTGGCCAAGCTGGGCCTCCTGCGGGCTTGCGGGTCCGTCGACGGCGCCGGTGACCGTTCCCGGCATCATGGCGTTGCGGAGTTGTCCCTGCCGCTGCAGGTCCATCATCCGCCCGATGATCCGGCTGGGGTCGTTGGCGTTCTGGGCCTCCACGATCAGGGCCTGCATCTCAGGATCTGCAATCTGGTTCGGGCCGAGCTGCTTGGATTGCACCATCTGCATGATGCCCTCAAGCTGCCGCCGGCGGTTCTGGTCCTTGAGCACCGGGAAGAGCGTGGCCTGTGCCCGATAGTCGCCATGCTCCACGAGGTTGCGAATGGGGTCCGCAAAGTCGGGCATTCCCTCGGGCACCAGCATCGAGGATGACGGCTGTGCACCAAGAATCTGCCGGTTGAACTGGCGGAACGCTTCGCCCTCGGCCTGTGCTCGGGCTTCCTCTTCGGCCTGCCGCTGCTGGGCAAGGGCCAGATGTGCGTCACTCAGACCCAGACGCCGCATGTCGGCCATCTGGTTCCACATGTCGTTATCTGTGGACCGCTGGAAGTCCTGCTGCCACCGATCGGCCTGTGCCTGCTGCTGGGCCTGCTGGTTCGCAAAGTCGCGCTCGTCCCGCCGTTTGGCCTCGTCCTGCATGGCGTAACGGTTCTGGAAGTCCGCGCGGGTCCGGGCAATGTCCGTGCCCAGGTTCATCCCTTGGAGCCAGTTCTGTGCGAACGAGTTGGGGTCAATCCGTGTCATGTTGTGCCCTTATGCCCCGCCGATCACCACGTACCCGACCCGCACCGCCGCCGTAGCCGTTGCCGGGTTCATCACTGCAATCTTGGTGATCTTGCCCGCGACTGTGCCCGAATCGCTCCAGATCGTGGGATAGCCCGCCGTGTCCGTGTACTCGTCCGCCGCAGTTGGATTGGTCAACAGCGCGTCCTCGCTCAGCGAGAACACATCGTGGCATGACGCCTTCAAGGTCCGCCACCGCGGGGTATCGCTCAGGCTTGACGCCGGGGCGGTTCCGATGCCAATGTCGATGTTGCCGCTCTGGTCGGGGAGCCAGATGCGGACGTTGGAGAAGTCGGGCCGGTCGGCGTCGTAGGCCCAGATGGTGAACATCTCGCCCACCGCCAGCGTCACGATCGTGGGACGCACCAGCAGCAACGGGGTCACCGTCACCGCCTTGACCGGGGTGATGAGTGAGCCCCAAGTGACGGGCGACTGGCCGGTTTCCTCGAAGGAACCTGCGCTGTAAATCCTCAAGGTGCCTGCTGCCATCGGTGAATCTCCTTACCTGTCGCCGTAGTTGCTCTGACGGTTGGGGTTGCCAAGGGGGGGCTGGAAGGTGCTGTACGGCTGAATCGAGTTGTCAGGAGCCCCACCGCTAGGCCGCGAGAAGTTTGCCGACTGGCCGAGCAGCGTTCCACCAAACGCCCCGAGTGCGTTGCCCCATGTCGCCCCTGCCGCGGCTGACGGGCTCGCCCCACTGAAATACTGCTGCGTGCTTCGGGACAGCCACGGGTTCATCTGGGCCGATCCGGCAATCTGCGCCCTGAAATCCGCCTCGCCCCGCTGGTTCATCGCCACGCGGTCCTGCGCCGCCATGTTGAGGCCCAGTCGCCCGCCGCTGCGTGCCTGGTCGAGATTGAGCGTGTTGCCCGCCAGACTCGTGAGCAATCCGATCTGACGATCGCCAAGGCTTCCGAGTGCGGACTGCCGCCCCTGCTCGAGCTGCCGGGCGTTGCCGCCGAGTTGCTGACCAAGGACCGACGAGGCACCCAAGCCGCGGGACATAAGCCGCGCCTCGGTCAGACGGTTCGTGCTCTGGAGCGTGTTGGCAAAATCCGCGTTGATCCGGTTGCGTTCGCCCTTGCCGAAGTTGCGGGCCTGCCCCTCGATCGCTCGGGCCGACTGCATGAGCCGCCCGGTGTCCTGATCGAATCGGTTCAGGTTGGAAGCACCTTCCGCCTTTGCCTGCTCGGTGAGTGCCGAGTACCGATCGGCCACGCCGGGGCCAAGGTTGCGGAACTCGCCAAGGTCGAGAGCATCGCCGGGGATGGCCTTGGCCTCGTTCTGGAGCGTGCTGGTAAGCTGCTTCTGCTGGCTCAACAGGGCGTCAATGTCCACCCCGTCCGCCGCGGCACGCTTCTTGTCGTAGCTGGCTGGCTTCACAATCGTCCGGTCGGTCAAGTCGCCATGAAGGCGACCGACGCGAACGGATTCCGGCTTGCCGTACTTGGCGAGGTTCGCACTGATCTGGCTCAACTGGTTGTTCAGGTCCGTGGTCCGCTTCTGTGCGTCCGGGTCGCGGAACAGGTCGCGGTACTGATCGGCACCGAGCGTTGCCCGCAGGTACTTCTCGGCCTCCGCTGGCCCAAGCATCTGCGCGAGGTATCGCGCCTGCCCTTGGTTCAGGTTCTTCTGGTCAAACATGCGGTTTTCACGCTCGGCCTTGAGCTGCGAACCCGCCGCCTTGCCCGCCGCGTTGGCCGACACGGCACTTCCAGCCAGCGAAACACCCGCACCTACCACCATTGCCCATGCCATCAGTGAGCCCCTTGCAATGCCGCCACCGTGCCCGCGTCGCCAGACGGGAGCCCCGGATCGTGCGGCTGGATTACCAACGCCTCGATTTTCTCAAGGTCAGTCTCTTCGGTCGCGTGGAAGGTCAGCCAGGTGATGGCCTCTTCCACCAGAATCACCCGCTGCGTGCCCGGCTGCGTCACCCCAAAGTGCGGGGCGGTCAGTGTGTGCCAGTTGCCCGCATCGTCCCGAACGCGGCATTTGCCTTCAAGCAGCACGAACGGATGCAGGGTCTTGTGAATCTTGGAAACGATGATCGAGCCCGCCGCGGCCTTTGCCTTGCGTGTGTACAGGCCCGGCGTGAACGTGTGATGCAGTTCCTGCTCAGCTGGGGGCAACTGGTCAACCGCACGACACAACTCGTCCAGTCTGGCGTTCGTCGGGAACACCGGCTGAGCCGCCGCGTGAGCCGCGAGCGTGTTGGGCGTGGGTTGGATCGCCAGTTCGGGCATGGTGGATTCTCTGGACGCTTCACGCACTTTGCCCGCAAAACAACACCATCGAGCAAAAAACTAACGACGTTGCTAGGTGTTCAGGTCCATGTCACTGGCTCATCTGTCGGGGAATCGGCTACCCCAAGCACCACCGCGCGGATGTACCGGCTCTGTGCACCGGCCCCCGCGTCAATGTCAACTACCACCGTGCCGTCCGCGGCGGTCAGGTACAGATACACCTTGTTGGTCGTCACATCTTGGATCTGCGAACCCGTAACCAGCGTCATGGTCTGGCTTCCTGCTGGGCCTCCTGTCGCACTGGTGGCGATCCACACATGGACCGCGAAAAGCCCCTTGCACTCGGCCCCGTCCCGGTTGACAACTTGGAAGGTTACCCGCCGCACGTTCGCCGCTTCTGCTCCGACACTGATCCGCACCGACAGCGGGGGAACCCCAATCAGCCGCGCGGCATCGCGGACCCATCGGAACAGGTCCTGCATCGTCCGCAGCACTTCGGCCCGGATCACCTTGGGGATGATGTTGGTGTATGGCACTGGTCATTCCTCCATCAGTGCGGGGAGCGGGCTTTCCTTCTCCCGGTCGTACCAGGTGCCTGCGTAGTGGTGATTCCCCACCGAATGGTCGGGCCAGTTCGTGACCTTCTTGTGGTCAAACGGAGCCGGCAGCGGGTTGAACAACTGCCACGGGAACACCACGCAATCGGGGTGGCTGTGGATCTGGGACGCCAGATAGAACGGCCCAGTGGTCTGGAGAATCCCCTTCCATTCCTTCTTCGGGGCCTTCTGCTCGAACCGCGACCGCGGCACGAGCTTCTTGCCCATGAGGCGATACCGCAGGCGATTCCACGCACCGATCCAGCCGCGGCCCTCGATGAGCGTCGGGGCCACCCCCCGCCACATGTTCCGCACCGCTGACCACATCGCCGGGTGATTGGGCACCGCTCCAAACAGGTAGTTCCCGCAGCATGGCCCCCACTCGTCGGCGTTGAACAACTTCACGCCCTCGAGCAGTTGTTCGATGTTCTCGAATGGCTCGAAGTCCAGATCGGAGTAGACCCCGCCGTACCTGGCCACCAGCTCATACCGCAGAATGTCCGAGCGTGCCGCCCAGGCCGCGCGGTCACCGAACCAGCGATCGGCGTAGTGGTAGACGTACCGATTGATGATCGGGGGATGGGGACGCACATCGTCCCACGGCTTGCCAACCGCCGCGGCGTGAGCGTCCGGGCGATCGGTCCAGAGGATGAGCCGCCAATCGGGGTGGAACTTCCGCCACGCCTGCGAGAACGCGGCGAGATGTTCGGGCACCCCGCGAGGGCCAAGCCAAATCTGATGGAGCACTTTGGGAATCAATCGGTTGTCAACCCCCAGTTTTCTTCTTGCCCGCTCAGGCCGCTGGCGATTGCCGAGCCACCAACCACCGGAGAGCCGCCCGTCGGGAGCGATCCGCCGCCTGGGCCACTGATGGCCGAGCCGCCGCTGTTGCCAGCCGCGGATGAGCCCGCAGGCACCGCGCACGGCGTGCCGACCGCAAGAGCCGGTTTCCAGCCCGCGCGGCTGATGCTGCGACCAACGTACACCGTGGCGTCCAGCCCCTCGAACACGAACGATTCGCCCGCGGTGTTGTTGCGAAGTTGCACAGATAGGGCGGGACCACGCTGCCGCACCAAGGTCCGGTTCGGGATTGTCGTGAGCGTGTAGGAGCCAAGGCTCCACCGTTCTGTTGCTGAGTATGCCGCTTCCGGGGTCTTGCCGCCGTAGATCGTCATCACCGCATCGCCGCTGCTGCTGCCGAGCATCGGGACCACCGAATCCAGAATGGTGTCGTTGTTGTGCGGTTCCTCATCCACCAGGGTGAGGGTCAGGTACGAGTCGATCGCAACCGTGCCGTAGTCGCTGGGCGTGTCCAAGTCGTTGAACTGCACAATGTACCCGGTGGTGGTGCCGAACACGGGTCGGCCGCGCCAGATCGTCCCGCAGGTCGGGGAGAAGTTGTACTGCTCTGGGAAGAACCCGCCCGTGCCCGCCTGATACTGGCCCACCCGCTCGTCGTAGTACAGATGGGTCGGCGTCCCGGTATCGGGCGTGATGCACACATGCAGGCCGTGCCGCGACGGATCGCGGAGCAGGGTCACCGTGTAGTCCTCGCGGCTCTCCCTGGGGAACTGAATCAGACTCGCCAGAACGTCCCGGCTGATCGACTGGGGAGCCGCGGCGGAGTTGATGACGAACAGGCCCTCGGGCGAATGAAACGCCGTCACGCCTTCGGCAATGATGGTGATGGCCCGCGGCCCGCTCACGCCCACGCTGGTAGTCAGGGGCGACACTTCCGCGCCACCGTCCGCAGGATCGCCCAGCAGGGCGTAGATGCTGTTCCGGCATCCGATAATCATGGTATTGTTGACCGCGACCGCCAGAGCAATGATCGCATCGCCAACCTGCTGGTTGCGTCCAACACCGATGGCAACCGCGCGGCCTTCTGCCATCTCGCCGGTGTCCCACACAAGGGGGTCACCAATCGCGGACCCGTACAGCACGTTTGCCTCGCCCTCGATGCCCGCAAGCCAAATGCGGCCCCGGTACTGGCAGGCAATCGACGCCGTAGTGGTGCCCGTTCCGGTCGTCCCCGGCAGGCTCCCGCTTGTTGGCACCCATGCCGTCACGGTTTTGGCTGCGGGGTCGATGATGACCGCCTTGCCGCCGCCGACGCCGTACACCTTGCCGTCCAGCACCGCAAGCGATACCTGGGCGGTCGAAGGGAATGCACGCGAGCCGATGAGCTGCGTTCGTGCCCCGTCCGCACCGCTGGCCCACACGTCGCCGCCGCAGACCTGGATCAGCACATCCTCCACCGTCACCGATGACAGCCCAACCTCGGCCACCGTGGCGGACAAGATCAGGCCGTTGTTGACGTTGCAGATGAAGCCCCACGAGTTGTATCGGTTCAGGTCCGTGGTCGCGTAGTCCACCGGCACCTCGGCGCCGGATGTCTTGACCACGTTCACCGCGATTGTCTCCGCCGTGAGCCGCACTTTGATCGTGAATGTTTCCGACGCACCCAGACCGTGCGCCGCGGTTGCCAGCGACGACCCCACCACGCCCATCGTGATCTTGCGGATGATGACATTGGCACCCTCAATGCCGCACTCGTAGCCGGTGCGACCGTCCGCCGATCCGCGAACCAGCACCTTGATGTTGTGGCTTGCCGCGGCGCACTGCACCTGAATCTCAGCCGAGGCAGGCAGGGCAAGACCGCCCGCGAAATCCGCGTTGGGGTCCCAGTAGTCCCGCGACGTTCCCGCATGGGTCAGAACGCCAGAGGTTGTATCGCGTGTCCATGCCATCGAATCACCTCAGTTGAGCCCGTTCATGCAGGCCGTGTACTGGCCCGCCGCGTTCGCTTCACACACCGCACGCCCGATGCTGGTCGCGTCGGGGAACTCCGCCCGGCACTGCCCCATCCGCACCGTGTACGCGGACAAGCAGGTCGAAGGCGTTTCGATTGGTCGCCCCCACCGATCGGACAACTTTGGCCCGATGAGCACCAGCATCAGACTAAGGACCGTCATCACTTGTGAGTCTCCTGAGTCAATCGCTCAAGCAACCCCTCGATGCGTCCCAACTTGGAAGACAATGCCACCAGTGCGTTTTGCAGGTCAGTCTTGACCACCGTCGACTGCTGCAAGGCGTCCTCGGACTGCTTGAACGCCTGCTCTGCTTTGTTCGCCGCCCGCTCAACCGACGACTGCAGGGAAGTGATGTAGATGGAGCATGTGACCACCGCGGTGACCACGAGCCCGATGACCTTGCCCCATTCGCTGGCACTCATCCGGGCGGTGATGGTGGAATCGGGGCCGATGCTCGCGTTGCGCGGTAGGGTGGTCATGCCTTCGCTTTCGTCTTGAACGTGGCTTTGATCTTGTCAACCTGCTTGCGGACCCAGAGGCTTGTCTGCTCCGCGTTGGCCTTGTCCTTGAAGTTGGGAACGAACGGCTTGATGGCCTCGACCGTCCGCACCACATCCGTGGCGATCTTGCGGTTGGCGATGATGCACCAGACCGCGTAGCCGGCGGCGATGACCAGGCCACCCACCGCAATCCAGCCGCGGTACTTGATGAGCCACATACCGCCCGTGCACGCCGCGAAGATGGCCAGGCCAGTGAGCACGCCCTGCCATGAACGGAGCCAGACGCCTGACACTACCGCAAGCCCGAGCCCGGCAATGCTCACGCCGATCAGGATGGTGTTCAGGGTGCCGTTGGCCTTGTCCTCGAGGCGGTCGATTTCCTTGTTGGCGGCAACGAGAGCCTTGGCCATGCGGCCCTGCTCAACCTCTGCCTTACTCAGCTTCTCGATCACACCAAGCAGCACCTCATCCGCCGCACGAATCTCAGCCAGCGCGTGAGCCAGTTCGTCCGTCTGCTGTTTGACTTCGGGCACTGCCGCGGCAATCTCGGCGGTGGACTCCTGAATCTGGTTGGCCGCCGCCCGCAGCCGTGCCTCCGCGTCCTTGGCGTCGATGGTGACACCATCCAGCTGGGAAGCACTGACGCCGCGGATTGCCCGCTGGCTCTTGCCGCACCCACCAATGACGCCACAAGCCACAAGCACGAGGAAACCCACCGCCACCCATGCAAGAGCACCGTAACAGAAGTTGATGAGGGCATGTTTGGTTGTCCTGGTCATGTGTCGTACCTGTATGGGGCCAGTGCAAGCAGCACCTGGCCGCGGGCGTTGACGGCAACGTCATAGCAGCCAAAGCCCGCCGCGGGCGTGGCGTAGGTGTTCTGGTTCACGGCGTCGGTCAGATCGAAGAACCGGACCACTTCGCCGGTGTCGCGGTCTAGCTCGATCATCTCGGCCTTGTCGGTGGATGGGGTGCCGTTGTTGTCCCACCCGTCGGTTCGGTTGAAGCCCACCAGCACGTTGCCCGTTGTGGGGTCCACGTCGATGGCGTTCTGCTGCACGAGCCCGCGCACGTCGTGGTCCCACAGGATCGTCCCGTCATCGGCCCGCAGGGCATAGACGTTCGACACCGCGTTGGTAGGGCTGGGCCGTCGACCGCCGACGTACACCTGCCCCACGCTCTCATCCAGAGCCACCGCGTAGACGCTGGGTGAATCCGAGTCAATGCCCGGATCGCGTGACCCGGCGATGATCTTGGGAATGTCGTTGTAGTAGGTGCCGCCGTTCCAAGTGAACGCCCGGCGATAGCTCTGCGTGTCCACTTCCCACCCGGCGCCGTCGATGCCGTAGCCTGTCGAGGTGTTGGGGGCGATGTACGAACTGACCCCGGTGCCGGCCGCGCGGGCCGTCCACAGATCGGTCATGACCGACTTGCAGACGGTGATGTAGGGACTGATCGCCCCGTCAGGCCGGTGGCTTGCGTTCAGGAGCGGGGAGTACCCAAACCCCTGATTGGTCCGCCCAACGAACATGTTGCCAAGCGAATCGACTGCGAATGAGTAGGCGATGCACCCGCGCGGGCGGGTCTTGCTGTACTCGCTGAATCGGAACGTGTGGTGTGCCTCATAGGCCCCGTCACCGCTCTGAGTTCCTTGGGGCATGAAGATCGGGCCGGTGAGGTAACTGGCCGTCGTGACGATGTACGCCACCACGCCGGAACGCACGAACTGCCCGAAGGCTTCCGCGGGGCTGCTCGAGTCGGCAACCACCGGGCCGGTGACCACCGATGACCCAGTGAACAAGACCATGAGGTACTGCACGCCGTTGAGCGTGACGACTTCGAGGCCCTGCACCTCGTCCGCCCAAGTGACCCGCACGCGCTGGCGATAGGTCAGGTCGTCGGCGTCGAAGACGTAGATCCACGTGCCCGCACAGATGAACAGGAACCCAAACGCGCACTTCATCTGGTTGGGGAACAGATCGCCCTGTCCGGTCGCCGGCAGCGGGATGGAGTACCCCGGCTCCGCGTCGACCATGTACGCCTGATGCGTCACGGTGCCATCGTCCGCGTTGATGCGATTCAGGCCGACGCAGTACACGTTCTGCGTGGTCAGGGTCGTGTACTTGAGTAGGGTGAGGTAGAACCCCACTTCCACGTTGTCCGGGTCCCAACAGCAGTTGAAGGCCCCGTAGCCGCCGTAGCCGGTCGGTGGTGACGCGATGGCCGGGAATCCGCGATCGTCGTTGAACGCGGCCCGCACGGACCAATCTGGGTCCAGGAGGATGGACTGCCCGCGGAACAGATCCGCGGTCTTGCTGCTGCCGCTGGTGACCGTCCGAGCAGGCCCAACGCTCTGGGCCACGCTCTTGGGCACCGAAATCAGGTCTTGCACCGGATTCCCTGCCCCGATCTGCGTGCTGAACGTCTTCGCCGCGGCGGGCCGCTTGCCGAATCGACGCCGCCCCGTGCCCACGTCGCGGGGACGCATGTTCATGAGAGCACCCGGAGGACAGGCGTCCCCCGGTTGCTCTACGAATGGCTGGGTGTCGGTGACACCGCGCCACGGCGGTTGAAGTCGTTTCGGGTTGGGCATGGGATAGCCACGGGCAGAAGGCCGTCAGAGGATTAGGCGCGGGCGGTGAGCAGTTCGAGGCCAGCGTGACGGCGGTAGCGAATCACCGTGCCCGCCACTTCGAGAGCCAGAGCCGTGCCGACTGCTGCCGACGGAGCAACTACGAACTGGATCGTTTCGAGCGGTGCAAGTGCGGTCTTCTGTGCCGCAGACATGGCCCCGTAAATGTCGAAGGTGTACCAGGCGTAGCCGTCAACCGCCGCTTCGGCGTAGTCCGCCGCGCCGACGGTGTTGGACACTGCAGCGGACAGCGCACCGACTGAAGTTTCGCCGGTCGAATGGAACGCCGCGGTGGCCGTCAGGGCAAGCGTGGGGTTCGCCGTTGCCGAGCCGGTGGTGTCACGCACGCGGGCCTTGATGAGCAGCTGCAGGATGGGCGTTGCACCCTGGCCGACGGTCTGGCTCTTGAACTGGCCCGGCAGGGTCCAGTCGAGGCGGATGGTGTCGCCGCTGTCTGCGGTGGCGTTCCACAGGAGCACGTTCAGCACGCCGGTGCTGGTGGTCGTAGACACGCCAACAATGCCCGCGCCAGTGGCCGGGATGATGGTGCCGGCGCCGAGGGTCCACGCGCCAAGCGGCATGGGAATGTCTTCGGTGTACCCAATGTCGGGCTGGCTTTCCTGGATGACTCGTTCGAGATTGAGCTTGTTTGCTGCCGACATGTGAGGCCCTTTCAATAACTGATGATGGTGGAGCCGTCGTAGTTGACGACCGCCCCGCGTGAACCGCGATCCCTGTACATTCCGTCGTCTGATGCACCCAAACGCTTGGCGTGCAGCTCCATGTCCACTTCCACGGACTTGGTGATTTCGTTGGAGGCGTTGGCGAGTGCCGCGGCGTACCCGTCTTCCCGCACGCTCATGAACTTGGTCACGGCGATGGCCAAAACGGTGGGGTCGTGAATCGCCCCCCAGATGCCTCGCTCCGCGTCGTTGACCATCCGCGGCACTTCCACCCGGAAGCGGCTGCGGAGCGTGTACGCTTGATCGGGCTGCGGGTAGACGATGAGCTCCAGAGGGGGCCGCTCGCCTACGCCAATCTCGCGGTCGTTGCTCGTCCAGACCGAGCAGTACAACGGCTGGCCCTTGAGGTTGGGAGCCCGCGCGATGTACTCCTGAATGCGGTCTATGTTTGAGTCCGTGACCCGCCCGCCATAGGTGTTGGCCGAATCCCGCCATGTCACGCGCCCGATGGGGGCACTGATGACATTCAACGGGAGCCGATACCGACGCGAGTCGCCGCCGATGCTCAGCGGGCCGTCCGCGTCGGGCTCGAGGGCAATGGTGATGGTCGGAGCAAGCCAGGTCCAGCGGTGCCGGTTGCGGGCAAAGTCCTTGGCGGCGTCGTTGATGGCACGCTCCAGACGATCCACAAGGTTCGGATCGGTCGGGACGGTGCTGCGGTTGTCGGCCCCAGACCCCTGCACGGCCACATCCACGGCTTCGGCAAGCCGCAGTTTTAGGTCCGCAAAGGTCCAAGATGTGTCGACGCCGTACTGCATGTAATCCCCAACGAGATACCGGGAGCTGTCTGACGGCGGGCCGGTTTGGTTCTTTCAACCTCGTCGGGGTGACGATCAGTGGAAGCAACCGATTTCAACGAGCTTGAGCGCGTTGGAACCGGAGCTGTTGGCCTCAACTGCCTTGCCGACGAATCCGGCAATGGCATTGACGGAGCCGATGCCGGTCGATGCCGTGAGGGCGAACGAACCGTCGGCACAGATCAGGGCATCGCGTGCCGACACGCCCGTGGCCATCAGCATCTGAGTGATGCCGCTGGATGCACGGATGGGCATCACCTTGATGAACCCGCCCGTTCGGGTCGTGCCGGTGGTGATGACGTTCACCTGGGGATCGACCGCGGTCACGAGGAACTTGGTGTTCTCGAGGGTGGCGGTTTCGGGGCGGCACACACGCATCGAACCATCCGATGCAAGGGTGTCGGTCAGGGTGACAATGCACCCCGGCGTGACGTTGGCGGCAACAACGGTGGTGCCGTCGTTCTTGTACGGGGAGTAGTACACGGTCAACTCGGGACCGGCGTACCCCGTGAACTGATTCAACTGCTGATAAGTCATGGATGCTTGTCCTTGTGCAAGGGCCTACGCGGCCCGGTGTGTCGTGGGTTGGGTCTGCTGCTAGGTCAGGATCAGAACGAGCCGTGGATGCGGAAGCCGCACGCACGGGGGTTGTTCGTCATCAGGTTGCCCATGATGTCGATCGGAATCTCGAACACGTTGTGGGCGCCGTCCTTGCGGAGCGGGTCGCTCTCGTTCATCCAGAAACCGGGGACCTTGAGCAGCTTCCACATCTTGAGGCGGACGCCGTAGATGCTGGCCAGTGCGTCGTTGTCCAGGATCGGGGCGCGGCTGATGCGTGCACCGTTGATCTTGTACTCGGAGAAGGGGAACAGGTCGCCGTTGCGGTCGTCGGGACCATCGCTCACGAGGGTCTTGTAACTCTCATGGTCGGTCTGGCTCATGAAGATCACGCAATCGCCCTGCACCTGCTCACCCTTGAGCATCTGCAGCGGGCGGAAGTTCGTGGCCTCCATCGCGCGGCGGATCATGATCGCCAGGTCCTTGGTGATCGTGGAGCCGGCACGAGTGCCGACCCAGTTGCGCCAGCGTTCATTGTCAACGCTTGAGGCGTCGATGCCTGCGAGGGTTGCCGACACCGAGGTGTCGCCGTAGCGGATGTAGGTGCCATTGAAGCCACCCGTAAGGTCAGCCGTGAACGAACCGCCCGAAGTCATCGAGGGACGCAGCCACATGGGCAGGCCCCAGAAGCTCAGGTTGTCCGAGCTGTTGGTGATCGGGTTGAAAATGTCCGTTTCGATGTGGTTGGCAATGTCCTCGTGGTTGGCCGAACGCTCGGCGTTGAGGTGGTTGATGATCTGAACATCATCGCCCGTGTTCAGCTTCTGCTCACGCAGATCAAACACAATGCCCTTGTTCTCCTTGGCGATGTAAGGCACGGTCATCGTGTTGACCGGGGGAGCCTTCTGGGCCGCGGTGACCTGGTACAGATTCACGCCGCGGGTGGCACCCGTGTTGGACTTCAACCGAATGCGCTCTTCGTACTGCGTGCCGGTGACGCCTTCGCTGGAGCCCGTGTAGATGAACTCTTCGAGCCCCGCGTAACGGTTGTACTTAAGGGTTTCGACAAACTTCACCTTGCGCTGCTTCGCGCGGGTCGAGCGGGTGAGGTTGGTCAACTGTGAGAGAGTCAATCCGGGCATGTGCGTCACTCCTGCACAACATCAATTGCGGGCCTGCTCCAGCAGGTCCGTTACTTTCGCGGCGGCGCGGTGCCGTCGTTGTCGTTGGGATCTTCAAAGCCGCTGCCGCGGTCCACGGTCGAGCCGCGGGGTACTGCGGTGCGGGACTTGTGCCGGGCCTGTGCCGCGGCTTCCTTGGTCTGCTTTGGCGTTGCTGCGGCGTTGCCCTTGGGGCTCGCCTTGCCCAGCAGCGTCATCATCTCGCGTTCGGCACTGTCGATGGCGTCGGCGAACTCGTAGACCTTGCCGCCGACCTTCTTGCCGCCGAGGCGGTTAAACTTCTCAAGTGCCGCCTCGTGCACGAACAGACGGGCCTCCACCTGGGCGGGCGTGAGCTTGCCCGAGGCGTGGGAGCCGTAAATGTCGTGCTTGCCCTTCCCGGCAATCTCATCGAATGCGGCGTGAACGGCGCGGTTGTAGGCTTCCTGACTCTGGGCCTGCTTCTCAGCAATCAGAGTCTTGTTCTGGGCGTGAAGTGCCTTGAGCACCTTGGCTACAGCCGGGTCAACGTCCTTCTCGATTTCGGCGATGGTCGCCTCAAGCTCGTCAGGTTCGGGGGCCGGTTCAGCGGGGGGTGTCTTGGCCTTGGGTGCCGCGGCGGGCTTGGCAGCGGGCTTGGTCCGTGCCTCGGCCAGCGTCTTGGCCACCTGCTCATCGTCGCCGGTGTCGGCTTCCTCGTCGCCTTCCACCTCGTCAGCCGGCTCCGCATCGGGATCGGCGTCGGCTTCGGGCTCGTCGGCCACCTCTTCCGCGTCGTCCGCAACTTCGTCGGCCTGCTCGGTGTCAGGCGTTTCGATCGCATCCGCTTCCAGATCATCGTCTTTGGCGACAATCGGCGCGGTGCCGTCCGCATCGTTCACATCGTTCGATGCTGCGGGTGCGGGCGTTTCGGACTCTTCGGGAAGGGGTTCTGATGCCATGAACCAAGGCTAACAGAACGCCCCGGTTTACTCACCTAGCGACGTTGCTAGTTTATTGGCCCGTGCCTTGGCCTGCCCGTCGCGTGCAATCTCATCGCGGCGTTTGGCGTACTCGCGCTGCTGGGCACGGTCCTTGAACTTCACGGTGCCATTGTCCTGAATGCACTGGCCCGCACGCTCGCCAAAGGTCTGTCGTGCCTCCGCGACTTCCTTGGGGTGGAACCACTCGGTGATTGATTCCTGCGTCTTGCCGTGAAACTCGCGGTTCCCGCTGCCGACGCTCTTTCGGGCGTAGTCCTGCGGGGCACGGCTTCCGCACTCGGGGCACAAAATGCAGCCGTCGGGGTCAATGTCGGCCACCTTGGCAAATACATCGCCGTGGAAATGGCACTTGGTGCACGCAATGGGGTAGATCATGGGTTAGATAAAAAGAGGGATTTCTGCGTTTTTGATCCGGTTCGATGCCACTTCCACAAAGTGGTCCATCATCTCAATGCCAATGAACTTCCGGCCATCCATAACACACGCAACGCCGGTAGACCCGGAGCCAGCGAACGGGTCTAGAACCGTTTCGCCCTTCTTGGTCACAACTTCGATCACCTGCCGCATCAGTTCGACGGGCTTTTGAGTGGCGTGCTCTCTGTCATCTGTCGGGGTTGTTGTGACCCTGAACACGCCGCCCCCGTACACCGCCTCGTCGGTTGGCGTCATGTCTCGCGGGCCATTCGTTGCCCAGACCATGTATTCAGCCTGCGCCCTAAATCTGCCCGGAACTGGCCGCGCCTGTACCTTGTCCCACGGCACGATTCCACGCCATACCCACCCGCCTGCCTGCACGGCGTCCGTTGTCGTTGGCAACTGACGCCAATCCGTGAACACGCACAGCATTCCGCCCGGCTTGGTAACTCGGCGGCACTCTGCGAGCCACATGGCGCACCAATACCCGAACGAACGCTGGTCGCGGTTGTCCCCGCTGAATGACGGGTGTTCCGTTTGCACATCCGTGCTTTGGTACTTTGCTCTGGTGGATGCCATGCGGTCCCCTCGGACCATGCCGCCGGATGAGTATGGGGGATCGGTAACCACCGCATCCACGCTCTCAGTCGGCAAACTGGTCAGTACCTTGAGAGCATCGCCAGCAATGACCTTCCACGGTTGATCTTCGTTCATGGGTGTGAGTCTCAATAGGGGACAGTCGCAGCCATGTCGCTGCGGGTCTGGTCGATCGGTCGGTTTCCTGCGGACGGACGCGCGGCCGGTGCACCGCTCGGGCTTCCCTGCTGCTGGCCCGGTGCAGCCTGGCCGGGGCTGCCGTACCGCTGCTGCATCATCTGGCTCATCTGCTCAAGGCCCTGCGTCGGGAAAATGTCGGCAATCTCGGGGACTTGGTACTGGTCGGCCATCACTTCCACCGCGGCCACCATGTCGCCACCGAACTGCATTACCATCGGGAGGAACGTGCCCGCCGCGGTCATGAACTCGCCGAAGCGGCGCATCTTCAGACTCGGGTCCATCGCCGTGTCCACGAATGGGGCCAGCTCCCACATGAAATCGGAGAAGTCGCCTTCCTTGGCCTCCGCGTCATAGACCACATCGGTTTCGGCACCATTGGGCAGCTTGTAGGAGAAGGTGCGGTTCAGCCGCGGGTCGGTGTCGTAGTACCACGCCAGCGTCCGCATGACGTTGGAGCAGGCTTCCGAGCACAGGCCCCGCCAGTCGTTGAGCAGCACCGAGGCGTTGCCCTGCATGTAGCTGCCCACCGTGGCCGTCTTGCTGGTGTCCTCGCTGCCGTTGAGCAGGTGGATGGCGGTCGCCTTGTTGGCCTGGCCTTCGAGCCAGTCAAAGGCGGGGAGCATCTCGGGCAGGAGTCCGCCGCTCTTGAGTGCCGCAATCGTGGAGGCGTCACCGTGGAAGATTTCTTGGTCGTCCGCGTCCCGCATTTCCATTGCGGTGTCTTCGCCCTGCGTTCCCTTGACCACATACTGGAGCTTGGTCTTGAGAAGTTGGCGCGTCATCTTCGCCGCGGACGCACTCATGGCCAGATGCAGGTCGAGAATCGACGCGCACGGACTCACGGGCATGGCGTTGTTGGGCATGTCGATGAGGCTCAGCAGTTCGAGCGGGGCACCTTCGCGGCCCTCATACTCGTGCGGCTCCATCAGCCACGCATTCATGTTGCCCGCAAGCGTGCCCTCCAGCACCTTGTCACCGTGGTAGTACAGCACATCCCACAGCTCAACCTTCTCGTCGATGGGGTCAATGTCCTGCCGGTTGCCCATGATTTCGTCGGATTCGCCGCGGGTCATGGCGCCCGCATACCCAATCATCGGGATGCTGTTCACCAGATCCGGGTCGTAAATGCCCAGGTCGAGCAGTTCGCGGCGGCTCACGCGGTATCGGAACGCCCGCCAGCAGTCCTCAAGGGGATCGCGGCTCTGGGGATCACGCACGAAGTCATCCAGATCGACGCGGACGGCATAGGGCTGGCCCATGTCGTACACCTCGCCGTTGACCTTGTAGGAACTGCCGCCGGCACGCAAACCAACGCGACAGATGCCAAGCCCGCCCGTCAGTGCATCCTGCACCACCGCCCTCCATGTGCGGGTGAACTTCATTTCCTCGAGCATCCGATTGATCATCAGCTCGCGCACCGTGGCCTGTGCACGCATGTGCATCCCCTTGGCGGTCACCTTCACCTTGACCTTGGGGCCGACCAGATTGGGGAGGTAGGTGCGGACGAACTGGTAGAGCAGGTTCACCGGGCGTTTGTCGCTCTCGGCCCGTGCTCCAATGTCCGTGAAGTTGCCGTACCACGCCCCGCCGAACTCACGGTTCACGAGGTTCCGCATCTGGCGGAACGGCTGCATCCTGAGCGTGGCAGGCCCCTCGATCGCTCGCGTGATCTTGCTGGCGTCGTAGATGTTGGCGGTGGACATGCGCGGCTCGCTCGGAGCCCGCCGTCAGACGCCACATGATACGCCAGCACTCACCACGCAAACCGGCCCTTCTTCGCCCGTTCGCGGTCGCGGAGCTTCTGCAGTCGTCCGCCAGGGGACGCCTCGGGCATCTTGGGCGGGATCGCCACCACCATCGGGGTGCGGGTCATCACATCCCACAGCAGGGCATCGGCAATGGTTCGATCGCCGTGGGGCACTCTCGCCACCTCGTCCGCTGGGTCAATCGTGGTCTTGACGCTCTCGAGCTTGCCCGTCTTGGTGTACCGGAATGTCAGGCACTCGGCCAGGGCCGCGGCTGACGGGTTCCAGAACCGGGCCGACACCAGAGCCCCGCGGTAGGCCGACAGAAGCGTTTCCTTGGCCTGCGGGCTTGATCGCCACCCGTACAAGGTCGGGTCCTTGGTCGTCATCGCCCCAAGATCGTCCGTTTGGTGACGGATGGCGGGGTACTGCAGGCGTTGCAGTTCGAGGCTGAACACCTCGCCGGGGCCGTTGATTTCAAACAGGATTTCAGCACCGGGGAACAGGCTCTCGTCCCTGCGGACGCCGCCGCCGAACCACAGGCCACCAATCGCCGCTTGCCATGCCGCCCGCTCTGGGGTCACACCGGGGGCAGCGTACTCGGCCACCTTACGCCGTGTCTCAGCATCGCCCACCGCGAAGGCCGTGTTCGCCGCGCCCACACCGGCGCCCAGATCGCACCCCATGCACATCCGCCGCATCCGGTCTGTTTCGTCGTCCCACACCTTCCACTCCCCATCGGGCCGCTCGATCCACTCGATGGCATCAACGTCACGCTTGCGGATGACCTGCTCCACCTCGCGGGGGGCACATTCGTTGAGAGGAACGCCGCGGAGGGTGAGGCTCCCCACATGCAAGGGCTGCTGCTCGTTGGCCACCGCAATGAGCTTCTGAATCAGGGCACGCGGGAAGAATCCGCCGCCGCTGGGGGCCGGGATCGCGTAATACTCCTGCTGGGCAAGCCACTCGGGCAGGCCCTTGATGATTTCCCGAATCTTGTCGAGTTCTTCCGCCGGCAGGTGCGGGTTGTCAAAGGTCGTGGCGGTGAACGCCTTCCAATCCGGGTCCGCGCCGCTGGCTGCGTTCTCGAACATCTCATCGAAATCGGGGCCGATGGTGTTAGGCGTCGAGATGAACAGGGCACGCCCGCGGCGGTCGATCAGCGTCTGCTGTGCCACCAGGTCAAACCACCGCTTGAGCCCTGGCACAAGCCCGGCCTCATCGACCACGATCAGGTCGTAGAACCTGCCGCGGCCCGCGTCCATGTTGTTTTCCATCGTCCAAACGTCAATCGCCGATCGGTTCTTCAACTCGATGCGGTGTTCGGAGGCGTTGCTTTTGGCGATCGCCGGGGCAAGTCTTTGGTTGAGTTCCCGCCACGTTTCGGTCGTGTACTTGTACTCTGGGATGAACCAGGCGATGCGTCGATCGGTGCCCGCCGCGACTTGGAGCGTTGAGATGATCCCGAGTTTGGTTTTGCCGTACCGGCGTCCGCACCTGATGATCTTGTTGCGGGAGGGGTCGGCGAGGATTCGGGCCTGCCCGGCGTGGGGGAAGGGGGCGCGGATAGGTAACTGGATGGCGGGACGGTTGACGGGCAAGCCGGGGGATCGTATTGCAGCTGGACGTTCACCTGCATCATGTTGAGCGTGGTCTTGGCAACCAGCTCAGGCGAGCCGTCGGTGTACTCCAGCACCCGCCCGGTTGCCCAGACAGCGTTCTGGGTCAACTGCCCAACGTGGTTCCGCTCCTTGAGCGCGTGGCACAGGTTGGCGAATGCCACTTCCCGCGG